CGTATTTGCTGTGTTTTGGCACCATCCAACCAAATATATTCTAACTTTTGCATAATGTGTATGTTTTTTCTTATATTTATTAAAAAAAGCTGTTCCGTTTTGCACATGGCCCCTATTTTTTAGGGCCATGTTGAAAAAAAATGTATTTTTATTTAAAATAAACTTTTACTATATTTGAATATAAAATCTATAACTATTTTTTAATATTATGAACAAGGTTATTTTACAGATTTGGGAAGAATCAGAGAGAGGCTGGGGAACACGACCAGATGGTTGCTCTATGCACATAGACTTAAAAGAAAGAGAAAACTACATACAGACTATCTATGATAGTAGAAAGTCTGATGAATCTATACCTAATGAGTATGATAGGATTGTTGGTGAAGGTGTTGAAGCATTCATCGAAGATGCACTTTTCAAACTTGTGGAAAAAGACAAATCTGTTAGACTTACTCAATACCAGATGAACAATCTTATGGGTATGGAAGAAATAACAATAAAAGAAGCATGATTACAGGATTTTACGCGATGTTATTCGCATTTATATTTTCGGAAATATACCATTTTTTCAACAAAAAAAGACTTGATTTAATTTTCAAGAACAAAGACACTAAAACTATAAGAAAGGTTGACATTGTTTTTTACATGTCAAAACTTTTATCTATATTTTGGCCGATTGTAGGATTGTTTTCCAGTTTTAGTCATCTATTCCTATTGATAATAGTAATGAATCTAATGAAGTTTGTTTTTTATCATTTAAACGACCACATATATAAAGTATATATTAGTACTCTTCCTTGGATGAACGTTGTAGTTTATATAACGATATTATCTTTTAAATTATTTATACACTGAAGTTTTTAAGATTTTCTTCAGTTATTATAATGAAAGAAAATCCTTTTTTGTTACACCAGTTTATCATAGTCTCCCATTTTTGTTTGTTCTTATAAGCCATCTTTAGATCATACTCAAAACTTTTAAGTTTCTTCATTCCTTTTTCAGGAACTGTAAGTTTACCTTCTGTTAAAGCGATTACCATTTTGTATTCTTTCATAGGCTTAACCTCAACCACTACTTCTTTTAAAACACCGTCAGCACCTCTCATTCTATAAAAGAAGTCTGGATAGTATCTATGTGCTTTTATACGTGTATCTCCATTTTCAAAGTGTGTCATCTGATAAGGTATTTCCAAACATTCTGCACCCCATTGAAATATTTCTTCTTTTAAATCAAGCCATACCATTATCTTTTGTTCCCAAGAACTTCTATAATATACACCACCCTGTGTGTTTAGCTTTAAAACCTTGTCTTTATTAGTTGGTATGAAGTTTCCACCGTGATATCTACTATTGTTTGGTTTAGAATTTATCATGTATTTGATTCTTTTTATTTATATATAAAAGAAAAACTTTACATATGAGTCCATTAGAAGGAAGAGTTCGATTGAGTCTATTGGTTTATGGTAATGGTATAGAAGATAACTTTAGAAACAATTCTTTTTTCTTTGCCGAAAAATATTCTAAAAGTGATGAACAGGTGACTGCAAAAAGAACTGCAGATATACAGACTGGTGGTTTTTATTTCTTTCACTATTTAGACGACTCAAATTGGATGAAGTATTCTCCAGTATTTGTAGTGGAACAGAAAAATTTTGGTAATCAAATCATATTATTTGCAGTAAACCTAAACTTTATACCACTTCAGATAAGAGCTCTTATATTCGACCAATACATAGCCGAAGATTATTTTGAAAATGATACCTTTTTGAAAGTAGACTATGTTGGTATGTATAAGGAACTTGTTAAGTTTGGATTTGAATATGCTCTGATGGAGTATAATGTTATTCAAATAAAGAAAGTTCATAAGATTCATATGGAAATATTACCACGTTTCTTTTTCTCACAACATCCTAAGGCAACGTATGATCCAAAGAAATTGATGGATATATGGCATAAGAAACTTGAAACAAAATCTGCCAGAAATCAAGAAATGATGAAGTCTATGGTAGATGAATTTTACGATATAAACAATGAAATATCAGAGAAATATAAAGTTATGAAAGGTCATATAGAAAGAATTCAAAAAAGCTTAAAAAAATATGGTGGAAAGTAAAAAATGAGTATCTTTGTAGAGTAAATAAAAACAAAAAATCTCTCTATGAATTATTCGACTTACATTTCTGCAGCAGAAAAGTTATCATCTTTTGGACAAAAACAAAAAGCCTTGGGGCTTATCAATCATGCTAATGATTTGGAAAGAAAAAAAATAAACGAACTAAAGTTTAATATTTTAGTTGGTGAAGTAAGACCTTTTAAAGATGCAAAGTTTCACTCCGTACAGGTTATAAGAGAAAGAGAAGCAAACACAATCATGTGTATCTTCCAATCTGATATGGTTAATACTCACAGAATCAACGCAAAGATAAAACCTGGTGGTGAGGTTCAGTGGTCTGATGGTAATCTATTCATGGATAGACAATCTGTCAAGTCTTATCAAAGACTATTAGACTATTTAACTAACTATCAAAGTGAAGTTCAGAAACTTCTTGGAGAAATTGAGATAAAGCGAGACGATATTAAGGTCGTGAATCGAAGCTTTTATATTTAAAAATAAAGGGTAGTTTTTGCTACCCTTTTTTGTTTTCCTATACCACCACTCTTAAAAAGAGGTACGTCATATTTTATATATACCTTAAAATTTTAAATAAATTTTAATGGCATCGTATAACTATAACAACAATCAAGAAGGACAAGGCATGGGCTTTGTAAATTCTGCAGTAGAGAATAAAGGTCTTTTTAGTAGAATACTTAGAACTCTTTCAAACTACGGAATGAACTATGACGATATGATAATTCGTAACCAAGTCGGTATTGGTATAAACGAAGATCCATATGCAGCCAAAGGAAACTCTATGTACGACTTCTTTTCACAAAGAGCTGTTGCATCGGTTTTAAATAGAAAGTCTATTCCTTACTTAGATAAGGCTTATGCCGACAAAAGAAGGATTCTTAGAGAATATTCTATCAAAGACGAGATTCGTGATATGATTAGTGCCGTTGCGGATGAATGTATCGTTTACAATGATGATAGAGACTTCTGTTCTCCTAGAGCAATATCAAACGATTATTCTCAAGAGATAAAAGACAAATACCAAGAGTATTTTGAGAAAATCTATAATAAATATGGATTTTCAGATAGTATCACTGCTTGGAATATGATAAAAGATTTTCTTATTGATGGTTATGTTGCAGTAGAGATTGTTTATGATGATAAAAAGAAAAATATCATCGCATTCAACAGACTTAGACCTGAAAGTTTAGTTCCTGCATACGAACCAAACGTAGGACATTTATGGATTCAATTTCCTGAAGATCCTCAGCTTAGAAGAATATTTTTGGATTCACAGATTGTATTCATTTCTTATTCTACACAAAATGATTATTCAGAGACTTCTTATATTGAAGGACTTATTAAACCATATAACCAGTTAAAGATTCTTGAACAAACTAGAATCATGTTTAACGTAATCAATGCTACAATATACCAAAAGTTTACTATTCCAATCAAAGGTCTTTCTAGACAAAGAGCAGAAGAACAGATTGGTCAACTTATACACGATTATTCTGAAGAGGTAGAATGGGATGATACATTAGGAACTCTTACATTAAATGGTTCAAAACACTTACCATACAATAAACAGGTTTGGTTTCCTGATGGTGATGCAGGTACTCCTAATATGACATTAGAATCTCCACAAGGACATGACTTAAATGAAAATACAATGTTGACATGGTTCCACCAGGCACTTAAAAGAGCGTCTAAGATTCCATTGACACGATTCGAAGGAGAAGGTGGTGGAGGAAATCTAATATCAGATGCTGCTGAGATGACAAGAGATGAGATTAAGTTCCATAACTTTATATCTAGAATACGAGCAAACTTTAAAGAACTTATAGTTAAACCACTTAAACTACAGATGCTTATCGAGTTTCCTGAGTTGAAAGAAGATGAGATTGTTCTTAATCAAATGGATATAATCTTCTACACTAATCAAATATTTGAAGAGTGGAAAAAGATAAACAATTTGTCTAAAAAGGCGGAAGCACTTGGAACTCTTACTGCAGTAATGAATGGTGAGAAACCTTACTTCCATATCGAATGGTTGATGGATAATGTCTTCAAACTTACTCCTGAAGAGAAAGCGGAAAACCAAAAATACTGGGCAAAAGAGGCCGCTGGTGCTGGTGGTGGTCCTGCTGCAGCTGGTGCTGAAGGTGCTGCACCTGCACAAGGAGGTGAAGGTGGTGAAGCTCCTGCTGAAGGTGGACAAGCAGCCGCCGAAGCTCCTGCACAGGGTGGGCAAGCAGCTCCTGAGGCTCCTGCACAAGGAGGTGCCGAAGGTGGTGGAGAATTTGAATTCTAAAAACATTACATATAAGAAAAGCCACTCAAATGAGTGGCTTTTTTATTTATGCGGCGTTTCCATATGTGTCTACGTAGAAGTAGACTACTTTATTATCTATTATATGAGGTTTTAAATCGATATCCATAGAATTTTCCATAAGTTCTTTTACTACTTTACCCATAGGAGTTTCTAATACTTTACATCTTAGAGTTAGTTTTTGCACTTTGTTTTCTTTTAGAATAAAAGACATTGACTTTATTCTAAGTACACTCATCTGCATTGAAAGAATATTTCCACTATTTCCAAGTTGTGCAAACATTGATATTGACTCTATATCGAATTGTATTCTTTTACCAGATTCTAAAATACTTGTTAGTCTAATATCTCTTTTGAACGAAGTCCACTCTTTGTATCTAGACATCAAATCCTCAAATTGATCCAAAGTATTGTTGTTTAACAATACTTCGTAATCAAAATCTTCTAGATTATCATCTTCCGAAGTAGACCAATCTTTGAATACTTGTCCCATTAGAATCTCATAAAGTTTATCTGTTTCTTCTCTAAATCTACTGATTTAACAACAGCTTTGATAGGATCCCCCAATCTAATCTGTTCTCCAAACTCATTGTATGCTAAATATTTATCTACATCTGTAGTCCATTTCCCATTAAGAGTTTCTAATCTTATCAAACCCTCACATTTGTTTTCTGTAATCTCTACATAGATTCCTCTATCCATTACTCCAGTAACAATCCCATCAAATACCTGACCAATTCGGTCTTGAAGATATTCGGCTTGTTTGTACTTAATAGAATCTCTTTGTGCTCTTGATGCAACAAGTTCTCTCGCCGAACACCATTTTGCTTGTTCTTCTATTTTTGTTGGATTTCCTTGTTTCCCTGTTGTTAGTCTATCAAACAATATTCTATGTGTTATCAAATCGGGATATCTTCTGATTGGAGAAGTGAAGTGTGAATAGTGTGTAAACCCTAATCCATAGTGTCCTATGTTCTTTATAGTATATACGGCCTTTGACATTGATCTTGTAACTAAAGTCTCAATCATATTTTCTTCGGGAGATCCTTTTATTTCCTTTAAAAGGTGGTTAAGGTTATCTTTCAGTACATCTCCTTCCTCATCTAACTCAAGCTTGTAACCAAAATTGGTACATATACTCTGAAGAGAAGCCAACTTATCACCATTTGGTTTGTCGTGCACTCTATATACATTGTGCCATTGATCTTTTGCTAAAAGCTTGGCAACTGATTTGTTAGCTAACAACATATATTCTTCAATAAGTTTGTTTGCGTCTTTTTGTTCTTTGAAGTAGACTCCGATTGGTTTTTTATCATCTTCTGCTAGTTTGAACTTTACTTCAATCCCACCCATTTCGATGGACCCGTTTTTTATTCTTGCTCTTCTGATTTTTTTGGCAAGAGTATCTAATTGTCTAATCTCTTTATGATAGTCTCCGTCCAATCCTTCGATTATCTCTTGAGCTTCTTCATATGCGTATCTTCTATCAGAGTGTATGACAGTCTTTCCGTGCCAAGTATCTTTTATCTTTCCATCTTTATCTAATGTGAATACTGTTGAAAATGCCAATCTGTCTACATTTGGTTTAAGTGAACATATTCCATTGGAAAGTCTTTCAGGAAGCATAGGTACACATCTGTCAACTAAATAAACAGATGTTGCTCTTTTGAATGCTTCTTTATCTAACTCAGTTCCAAACTTTACATAGTGAGCAACATCTGCAATGTGAACACCTACTTGTATATTGTTAGGATCTCTCATATCTATTGATATTGCATCGTCAAAATCTTTTGCATCAACCGGGTCAATAGTTATAGTAGTTACGCCACGCATATCTTTTCTTGATTTAATCTCATTTTCAGATATTATCTCAGGTACAAGCTCTGCCTCATTAAGTACTTCTTGTGGGAATTCAACTGGAAGTCCATATTCATACATTATTGCATTCATCTCTGCATTGTTTTCTCCAACAAATCCGAGTATTTTGATAATCTTTCCTCTTGGTGATTTTTTATCGATATCCCAATCTAAAAACTCTACTAATACTTTTTGTCCGTTTTCAACATCTGACTTTCCTTTTATATAGAAGTCTACTGCCATCTTAGAGCTATCTGGTACTACGAATATTGTTTCGTTTTTTACTTGAGCAGTTCCTACGAACTCTGTTTTGAATCTCGAAGTCGTTTCTAATACTTTACCTTCAAGTTTTTTCTGTCCTTGGAATATCTCTACTCGAGCAGTATCTAAGTGTAGTGCGTTGGCAGTCTTCTTTTTGTGTATAAAGATTTCTTTACCATCTACTTTTATACAGGCATTTCCTGATGTGGAGAATTCTACTTGTGTTTCGAATATGTCTCCTTCTTTAATTTTATTCATTTGGTTTGTTCTTTTTTGATATATTGTCGACTCCGTATTTTTCAATCAGAGTGTTTTTCATTTTTGACAATACTTTTTTATTCTGTATTGGATAGTCTACACCGAAGTTTTTTCTCAGAGTTTCTTTTCTCTTTGTTTCTGAGCATTTTCTACAGGAATAGTCTCCCCAGTTTTTGTTATCGTATTTTAGGTAGTTTTTATAGATTACATCTTTTTCGATGCCACATCCATCACATTTACATTTGACTTTATAATGTGATCCGTTTGGTAGAAGTCCAACGGGAATGACTATTATCTCACCAATAGAAATATCATATCCTAAGTCCTCATAATATTGGTAGTTGGACTCATTTATTTTGATTTCAATTTCTCTTGTAAGTATCATGTTTCTATTTTGATGGATATAAAAAATCCACCTATTCTTTTTATACAAAAACATGATTTAGTTTTAATAATATTTATTTTTTTCTAAAATAAATATAAATGTTTCTCTTCTATAAAAAATCCACCTTTATAATTTCTACGGTTTTGAAGGTTTATATATACTCTAATAATTATACAAAAAAAAACACAACTATTTCATGAAACCAGTTCTAATTGTAGAAAATTCAACGAACTCTCTTATAAGAGAAAGTTCAAGCACTGGTAAGAAGGACTATATTTTGGGTGGTACATTCACTGAATTCGGCGTTAAAAACCGTAATGAGAGAATCTACACTGCTGCAAAATTCCTTCCTGCTTTAGAGGAGATGAATGAAAGAATGAACAATCTTGGAATTGTCTA